TCGCATCTTCATTCTACCTAATATGTGTGCAAACGCATCGTCAGTTGCAGCCATTAGGTTAACACCGTAAGTCAAGAAATTAGTCTTGTTTAAATTACGTGCAATGTTTGCTATAAAAAATGCAGCTTTGTCACCAACACTAGCTCTGTCACTTTCTTCTACATATCGACGTAGTATCTCCCAGTTGTCGTCACCTTTTGTATACTCAGAGAATCTGGTCTTAATAGACGCTAGATCTCCTGACCAGTAGCCATCTAGTTTAGTTTTAAATACCTCAAACGATTCTGGTATAGCTTGTATCATAGCGTTCATCTGTGCTAGACCTGTGCGTAATGTTTTAGTATCACCTGTAAAAGGTAATCTAGTTATAGCTCCAAGTGTCTGTGCCATAGGACGCATGAACGTCGCAGTGGACGTACCCATGATTGCTCGCATTGGTGTTTTAGGGCCAGATAGTATACTGTGTGTCATAACACCCTGTAGTTCTCTGACTAACGCACCTGTTTGATTTTTACCTTCGATCTCTCCACCTCGTATCATTTTACGAGCCCAAGCATCAAAGTCATCTAAACTATTTACAGTCTTCATAGATGAAAAAGCTTCAAATAGTGCCATCAATAAGTCACCATCCTCTTCTTTGTTAGCAATATTTAGAATACTCTGTATTGCTTCACGTGTGTCTTTCATCTCTTCAGTTAGAGTTTTCTCTAGAAATCTACGTTTACCTGCTCCTAAAGCTCTAAAATCATCAGACTTGATAAGTCTAGCTCTTTTAGCTTCAGTCAAAGCCATAAACATAGTGTTTCTAATCTGCTCTAGTGGGCCATCTACGTCTGTAATATCAACAAAATCTCTTAGTTCACGACCGGCAATGCCTAAATCTCTAACTTGTTGTAGTAAAGTACCTACAACCATGTCAGCTACTACGACATACTTACTGGTTATGGTAGATATTCTGTCAATAATATTACCGTCTATATCAGTTACTTCGTAAGCATCAGTAGATTTTAGTAGTTCTTCAAGGTATTCATCTGCTGACATTTCTGCGGCGTTTCTACCAAGTGTAATACGTTGGTGTGCAGCTATAGCGTCTCCAAATGTTTCTACTAAACTCTGTCTGTTTTCTTTTGCTTCCCTGATTAAAGCCTTATACTTGTTCTTACTATATAGTTTCTGTAGTACTTCATCTACTACTTCTTCACTAAGACCAGAGTTTTGAGCTCCACGTTCACGTTGTACAGCAGTAATTACATTACCGGCTGAGCCATCGCTTGAACCCCAATCTTCTCTAATCCTTTTGTTACGTACATATACTTCATAAGCGTCATCTTCCGAGAAAAATGCACCCTGATGTGAGTCAGCCATAGGTCTGTTTTTAGCAGCTCTAAACTCTTGCTCATTTGTACGTAGTTCTTGTAGACCTTTTTCTAATGTTTGATCTTTTATACTCTTTTTTCTGTTCTGTACAGCCTGAGCTATAGGTTTTTTAGCTTTACCTATAAGCATAGCTGCACCATCAAACACAAGTCCAATGCCCATACCCTCGACGACGTTTTTAAACTTCATCATCATAGGGTGATCTGTTTCTTTTGTTGACAATGGGGTGTCTATAAAACCATAATGGTCACGTAAAGACCCCAAAGCATTATGTCCGTCTGACTCCTTAGAGATTATATCGGACACTGCACCGACTCCGGCTGCTCGTAGAAGGCTGTAGCCTGCCATGCCCTTTAGTCCGGCAGGGACTGTTAGAGGGCTTGTCTTGACTGCTGCCAATATAGCTGCTGCCATAGTCCCAAAATGCACTGTACCACGTGCTAACTTGCCCCACCATGTCTTAGTAATTATTGGATTTTCATAGCTATTGAAGGGTGTCCACTCTGGTTGATAGTATCCTTTTTCTTTCTTCTCCCTTGCCATTTCTCCTGATAGAGCATCTAGTGTTCTCTCTGGAAATGTAGCGGCTGAAGACATAGTATCTTGGATACCACCTGTTAGAGCAGATTGTGCTTCCTTAGCAAATGCTTTCAATCCCCAATTCTTTGCATTACGTGGGTCATCAAGTTCATCTTGTGTTACTTGATCTTGAGTTGCTAAATCTTGTTCTACTTCTTGAGCTTGTTCTACTTCTCTTGCTTGATCTTCTGCTGTTTCATAAGCTTCTACAGCTTCATCCAACATGCCAGTATCAAATTCAAAGTTTTCGCCTACCTCGCCTTGCAGTTCTTTTTCTTCTTCATTCATGTTTAGTCTAATTGTGAATCGAATAGTTCTGGGTATAGCGTCCAACCGGCAGCATATTTTTCTTTACCATTCTGTTCGTCCCAGATTGCTGTGTCGAAGGTTACGTTATAATCTTCATATGTATCTGGCAAGAAGCTGAAGCCACTTCTAGTATACATGTTTCTACGGAATATAGCATTTATAACTTTCTTTTGGTTCTCTTCATTGAACTCGTCTTCATAATCAATACCCGCAGATTTTAGAAACTTCTCGTCCATTAAAGTTGCACCTTGTAGACCATACATGCCAAATACATCGTAGCCTGATTTGTGTGCAGCTATTATATCTAAGAAACTTCTATTTGTCAAAGTTATACTTTCGGGCATACCCTTAGGTACAGTGCCAGTAGAGTCATACGTAGAGTCCTCATTGACTCTTAATATATCGTATATTCCACCAGACTTTTGATCGAAAGATGCTTCGTATAAACCACGAATAGCTTTACTGTCTCCGAAATGAGTAAACTTTTCAATGACGCCAAGACCTAACCCTAATTGTTTTTCGGGTATAGGAGTTTCTGTATCTTTTAGTCCTAGCTTTACTAGACGCTTTTCCATCAACTCATGTGCTGTATAGAAAGGTATGTTTCTAGCTAGATCAAGGTAGTACTCTGGCATCTTACCTTTACCTGATAAATATTTTTCAGCTTGTTGTATAGCTTCTTTCTCACCGGGCCAGTATTCTTTACTATTTAAAGCATTACTAATCCCTTTCTGTAGCAACTGACGTGTTTCGTTTTTCTTTTGTGCATAGTTCTTTTTGAACTCAGGTAGTGTACCATCTTGCATATAAGGATTTTCCTTTATAGGAATCTCAACACCGTTTTCTCTTTTATTTATCTTAGCTAATACTTTGTCGTAAGCATTTTTTGCAGCTGTTTGAGCATCGTTTGTTTTAAGCTCGTTCTTAAATATCTCTCTAAAATCTCTCTTTGCATTTAGAGATAGAGTTTTATATTCAGCACCAAACTCACGTTTACGATAGCCTTCATCGCTACCTTTATCATATATGTCTCCTTCAATTAGACCTTCATACTCACCAACTATCTCTTTATTCTGTTTGAGCACGTCAGCTTCTTCAATCTCTTGTTTCAGTTTTTTCCTTAGACCACCATCATTGATTTCATTTAGACGCATGTTAGCGTTTTCTATGTAACCATACTTCTTAAGATCTTCACGTATAAATCTAGCAGTTTCGATATCATCTTTATCTTCAGCTGTTAGATAGTTACGTATATCATTAAGTCTAGGGTCATCAGCTTGCAGACCATGAGTCTGAGCAACTTCTCCTAAGATCTTATCTTTATCTGCTTCTGAAACAATACCATCAGGAGTATTAGTCATACCATTCATAGTCTCAACTGCATCAGCTACAGCAGAGAATATCTCTCCATCTTTCTTAAGTTTATTGTCTTTGTATTCTTCTACAGCTAATTTACGTGATATAGCTCTAAGTCTTTTACCTAAGAAACCATTACCTATATCATCTAGTGTACCTAACTTAGCCTTACCAGATTTATCTTTTTGACCTTTTAGTGGGAACTTCTCAGTTAGTAACTGTGTAATCTGTTTTGAGTCAACTAAACCTTTGCTAGTTAACCAATCCATATCTTCTAGAAGTAAATTAACAGCTGCATCCATATCCTTAACACCACTCTGTTTTAGATACTTTGCAAGATAACCACTGTTTGGGTCTACACCATCGCCAACTATAGCTTTTACACCATTTATAGTAAGCTCACTAGATAAATTACTTTTTCTTTTAAACTCTATAGTTTTCTTTTGCTGTTGCAATTTACTATCTACAGCAGCTAGATGTAACTTTTCATCAAATGCTTTAGTTTGCTTGTTGAGTTTTAGTCTATACTGTTTAGGTAAGTAACCGGCAGAACCTTTCTTATAGACACCATTTAGATGGTAGAATGACTTTTTCCACCATAACTGTGCAGCTCTAGCTTCTGCGAACATACCTTGTTGTTGCATCTCGTGGACGCTCATAGGCTGTTCCATATCGCCAATCTGAATCTTAGTGCTATAGAATGTAGGTAAAGCATCTTGGTAAGATCTTTCTAGCTCTGTTGATCTTAAGCTATAGTTCTTACCTAGAGTATCACTTATCATTACGTCGTTTAGAGCAACTTGTGATTCTTTTAATGGTGCATCGTATGGCTTATCCTCTATCTCTTTTAGAGAGTCATTTATAACTTGTATACCTTCAACTTCATTCTTATTCTCTTGCATCTGAATTACTTTTTCTTGATGCAACTGATTCGCTTCTTGTGTAGATAAAGCTGCCCCGGTCTGAACACTATAAGTCACACCACCAGTTTCGTAAGTCACACCATCAGCAGAATAATTTGTACCTGCAATGTTTTTTGTTTTCTTACTATCTGGTGATTCTGACCTATCCACTTCTGGTTTGCCTTTGTTCTCTTGATCTAACTCTCTAGTCTCATTCCATGCGTCAACCTCTTTCTTAAACTCACCACCACGTTTGATTAGTTCACCAAACTTCTGAAAGTTTCTTGATCGAGTTTCTGCTGCCGCAATAGCATCTTGTGCCATACGGTTATACATTTGCTCATTACTAGCAGTAAGAGCATCTATACCTTGGTTGATGACATCAGTTCTTTTGGTACTTTTTGCACCTAAATAGTTTGTGTCGCTTGTATCAAAAAAAGAATTAGCCATCCACCTTCTCCAGTTTTACATCTAGTTTGTCATAATAGACTCCTAAGAATCCACTGGGCAAGATACCTACTGCCATAGGGTTTTGTTTTACAACATCCTGAGCAATAACACCACGCCACTTTTCTTTATTAGCTTTATATCTCCACTCGTATATATTATAACCTTTAGGAGATACACCTACTTTAGTAATATCATCTTTTAGTTTTTCATCGCTAAACGCCATAAGACCTGATGCGACATTCATACCAAAGCTTATACTGTTCATTAACTGACCGGCTGTATCTTTTGGTGGCATCATAGTAGGCATACCAAACTGTGGCCCTTCTCCAAGAGAATCTATCTGACCTTGTATCATAGCTTCGTTACGACGCTGTATACCTGTCATAGCTTTTGCTTCTCCTGACGTAGCAAGTTTGAACATTTCTTGATCTACTTTAGCTACATTGTTGAGATACTGAACTTTTCTATTTCTACCTGCTCTATTAGATCTACCACCTTCGTTAACAAAGGCTTTGGAAAAGAAAGCTTTTGCAGCTGTCTCTTTAGTCTTGAGTCCCTTTCCTTGTAGTTGTAGAGCATATTCATCGAAGTCAGAACGAGCACGTGACATACCCATTCCACGAATGTTTTTGACTTTATCATCAACATCCACTTCTCTATTCCATTGCTTGATGGAGTCGGCTCCATACTTAGCAATTCGTTTGTTGTTTTCTATTCTGGCAGCATCACGTCTGCCCTGATTGGGGTCTGGTGCACACACGGCAAAATTCTATAAATTGTATATTGTTCGGCCCATGTTCAAACTTACGTAAAAACTTAAAGCCTAAAAATTGTAATAGTTTTAGATGTACGGTATTACGAGAATCTACTATATTCCACAGTAACTTTTCATTACGTTGTTCAATCCAACGTTTAGCTTCTCTAGCAAACGTGATTGGGTATCGGTGTATAGCGGGGGTGCATAACATCCACACCTCTCCATTTGGCCCGACACCGGCAACTCCGGCAGTCTTGCCGTCAGGCACTGTAAAATACACACAGGAGGGCTCCTGAGCCACTCGTAATAGTTCTTCCATAGCATCTAGCCCATGACCTTGTTCGACCTCTCTGCGGTCATCTGGACGTAGATTAGAGGCCACCTCTTTGGCAGCCTCCTCTGTAATTGGGTGTACGTATTGATCTAATTTAGACACGTCTATAATATCTGGGTGAAAAGTCACCTTCCCATGATAACGCTCTGAGAGTTACTGGGGCAGGGTGAGATGATTTTAGTTCAATGTCAACGTTTGAGTTCTTCTCGTATACAGGAACTGTCTTGACAAACTCTTCAAGATATGGTGCATCTGATACATCATATTCATCGAGTTCTGTAGATTCATAGATCTCTGTATAGTCTGGTTTACCCACACGTTTCAATGTTGTTTCGTATAGTCCTATCTTACCAAAGTGAAACTTGACTCGATGGACTACTAAGGATGAATTTACATCCGATTGAGTTGATTGTCCGGCTGTTCTTGTAACAAAGAACGTAGGAAATATTACTTTATATTCGTATAAATAACCGGCAAATAATGTAACACCTGACCAGTTTCCCGGTACTGTAAAACTTGTACCAGATACTGTAGCCTTTGCATACCGACCAACTCTGTCAGATGCTGTGTTTGTGTCGATAACCACTAATGGGTAAGCAGGGGTTTGAACTGAACTTAACCAACCCAGATTACTGAAGGTTGTGGTGTTGCTAGTTGAGTCATAGCTGCCACCGCTAATAGTAATATGATTATCCAAATGTAATAAGAAGTCGACATTATCCTGTAAAATAGATGGGTCTGATTCTGTCTGAACTAGCCTTACTGACTGTAAGAAATAGTCCTGATCTAAATAAAAATATTCATCATTTATAACGAAATGATAAACTATGGGTCTATTGAGTCTCCACTTAAACCATGCAGACTGCTGTCTTTTATCACCTACATTAAGATATCTAAAACCTATTACTTCAGAATCTGTATCATAAGCTTTAGCTAGAAACACCATATTGTTTTCTCTAGAGTTAGTAATTAAGTCTAGATCTTTCTTTAATAGAGTAGGTACTACCTTGCTCTGTTCAACTATACTAGGCTCTCCTTCTCTTTGTATGTTTGCCATTTCATTAAAACGACTGAACTTACCAGAGTTGTCTATGTATGCAAGAGTAGTGCCCAGTGATATAGGAGGTATATCTTTATTATAGTTAAATGCAGATATACTACGTAGTTTTGCAGTGTCAGGGTTTAAAACTGTATCATCTGATGAAAGTAAGAATTGTTGGTTTGTGCTAAATACTACCAAACCTGTGTTTATATCTATACCATCAAAGAGTTCTGACGGGAATGTAGATGAACATGCTATATCTATAGGGTCATTAGCACTAACTGTCAGAGCAGTCTCTGAAAAGAAGTCAGGTTTGCCTAGTGTCCCGGGCCGACATAAAACTACATTCTCCCCTGCTAGGAAAGCTATCCTGTTTCTAAAGAATAATACCTTATTTATACGCTTACCTTTAAAAGAAGGTAGAGGATTAGTAGTGTCATCACCTACTTCACGATCAGCATATGTAAACTGTTTGATAGTAAATGTAGCTATTTCTGTAGATGTACCGGGGTTTGCCAATGCTGTTCTTTGTATAACTAATGGCATGTTTGTCAGAGACTTATCTATGTCCGGTTTTGCACACTCTACCCACGAACCTGTACCGTCTTGGTTATTTTGACCATCAAATCTTAGGTAATAATCATCTTCTTCTGATATCCTAGCGTTAGATACCTTGACTATATACCCATGTTTGCACTGTTTT